TTATATGCTTTTATTTGTAAACAACAGAATGTATGTATACAAAGACAAAGCTCTTGTAACAAATATAAATGGTGGTGGTACTGATTTTCTAACTACTACTATTACATCTGCAAGATTGGCAACTATGGATTTTGCACAGTCATTTGATACACTTATTATTGTGCATGAGGACATGACTCCGTTCAAAGTTGTGCGAGGTGCTAGTGATAGCTCTTGGACTATATCAGCTATCAGCTTTGACCATGTTCCTTTCCATGCTTTTACTACATCAACTTCAGAGCCATCAACGACAGTTACCCCATCAGCAGTAGATGGGAGCATTACTATTACAGCAGGATCGTCTATCTTTGATTCTAATAGCGTCAACCAATACATAGAGGCGAAGGATGGTCTAGGAAGAGCCAGAATTGTAAAGCTAAACTCTGGCACAGTTGTTGAGGCTATAGTAGAGATACCTTTCTTTGATACTAGTGCAATAGCAAGTGGAGATTATGTTCTGGAGTCTGGTTATGAAGTTACTTGGTCTAGCACTAGGGGATACCCAAGGACAGCTACATTCCACGAGGGTAGACTGTATCTAGGTGGCACTAAGTCAAGACCAAACACATTGTTTGGCTCAAGAGTAGGTAGATTTTTTGACTTCAATCCAGGTGAAGGCTTAGATGATGACTCAATAGAGGCTACACTTGATACTGACTCTGTTAATGCAATCGTAGGCTTATTTAGTGGTAGGGACTTGCAAATCTTTACTAAGGGTGGCGAGTTCTTTGTTCCACAATCATCACTTGATCCTATCACACCTAGCAATATAGTAATCAATGGCTCAACAAGAAGGGGTGCTAAAGAAGGCATCAAACCTGTAGGTGTAGAAAGTGGCACAATATTTATACAAAGAAGTGGCAAGTCAGTTAGGGAGTTTTTATTTAGTGATGTTGAGCTATCTTATGTATCAAATAATATATCTCTACTAAGCTCTCATTTACTTAGCACACCTATAGATATGGCACTTAGAAAAGCCACTTCAACAACTGAAGGGGATATGCTTATGATTGTTAACACAGATGGTACCTTAGCAATGTACTCTATACTTAGAGGGCAAAATGTTATAGCACCATCATTAGCAAGTACAGGTCCAGATGTTGCAACCATAACAGTATCAGACTATGCAAACATAGCTGTAGGTACAGAGCTTACATTTACAGATAACAATGGCACAGTCATTACGTTACAGTCAGAGGCAATAAGTGGTTCAGCTCCATCATCTGCATCTGGCAACACACACTTCTTTAGACCAAACGAATCTAATAATACAACAGCAGATAACCTCTTTACTGCTTTTGGTAACATCAGTCAGTTTGTAGTCAAGAACCCAGCAGCAGCAGTCGTAACAGTCAAACGTGTGGTCCCAGGAGATGACAACTTAACAGTAACCACAACTGATAGCACAAGACTAGCTGTTACAAACTTCGCTAAGTCAGACCAGTTTTTGAATGTAGCTGTAGATGTAGAGACAACTTACTGTGTGGTCAAGCGTTCTATCAATGGCTCAGATGTTTACTATGTAGAGGCTTTCAATGACGATAACACAACAGATAGTGCTATCCTGTTTTCAGGAGGAACACTACCAGGTAGCACATCTCTGAGTGGCTTGTCGCACCTTGAGGGAGAAACAGTCAAGGTCATAGTTGATGATGCTATGCAAACAAACAAGGTGGTATCTTCTGGTGCGATTACTTTAGATGCAGTACCAACATCCTACGTTGAGGTTGGACTAGATTACACGCCCAAGGTAAAAACATTACCTGTTGAATTAAAGTTGTCTAGTGGTACAATAATGGCACAGAAGAAAAGAATTGTGGAATTGACAACCAATATGTATTTATCACAAAACTTAACAGTAAATGGTAACGATCTTGCTTTTACTGCATCTACATTTTTTACAGGAAAGAAGAGAAGAAAACCAATGCTCGGATACGATAGGAACGGACAAATCACATTTTCACAATCACAACCTTTATTCTTCACGTTGTTGGGAGTTGAATATAAAGTGAGTGTAGGGCAATGAATATATTTACAGTATTATCAGTCGTTGGCACTATTGGTCAAACACTTGCTTCAATACAACAAGCTAACCTACTAAGAGCATCTTATGAAGCACAAGCAAGACAAGCAGAACTAGAAGCTAGAATAAAAAGGGTAGAGGCAAAA